GAGCCGTGCCACCCGTTGAAATTCCAACCTGATCGGTGCCGGGAGAATAAAAGCCGGTGTCGGTGCCGCTGTCCTTGAAGTAGATCGACGGTGCAGCAGCCGTACCGTTTTCCAGTGCAATCGTTGACCACTCGCCGTCCAGTTGGAACAGGGTGATCCAAGCCGAGTTAGCGGCATTGCGGAGCTTCAAAAGTCCCGTCGTTGTATCCGCCCACCATTGGTACGCATAGGTGGTGCTAGGAGTGGTGGCACCGCTGTTCTGGCTGACGATGGCGGCCAGTGCGTTGTTGAGATCGGAACGGACGGCAGCACCAGTGCCGTTAGCGATCACGTAATCGTGTTGTGCCATGCCGAGTCCTTACCAGGACAGTATTTGTCCAACTTTAGCCGCCTCGGCCATAGCCAACCGCACTCCAGTTGAAATTACGGTTAACCGCCGTTCCACCCGAGTTTTTGAAGGTGACCGTGAAGCCGGTGCTGCTGATGCTGGTGACCTCAAAGTATTCGCCGCTTCCCATGTTCAAAGCCGTGATGCCGATGCTGGGCAAATAGGTGTTGACGCCGCCGAGGCTGGCTGTACCAACGAAAAACGGTTTGTCGAAGGTGATGGCCTTGGCGCCTGCTCCGCTGGCAATCGTGCCATTGCTGTTTTCGGTGCGTCGCTGCAACGTGGCGGTGTAGCCCAGCTCGTCGATCAGGATGTTCTGCGCCACGTCGTTGGATTGCAACTCGGCTTGGAACTGGAACGCCCGTGCCTTGTAGGTGCCGCTGATGAACTCCTGATAGGCCGACCAAGTTGGTGTGCCGCTGGGGTTGTCGTCAGTGGTGCGAACCTTGAGGACAGCGTTGACACGGTTCACGTCGGCACCGTCCCAGTTCAGCCAATCGTCAACCAGACCGGAGCGGCCATCTAGCGTGTCGTTCGGCAGGAAACCACGGGTAACAAAATGGCGCGTCAGATCCAGTGAGAATGTGCTGCCGAGATCGAGTGCATTGGCGAAGCTGTAGGTGCCGGTGGACGTAATGTCGCCCATGAAGTCGAACGAAGTCAGCGCATCAACGTCGGGGACATCATCAAGCTGTTCCGTACCATCCAGTGTCAGCGCGTCGTAGCCGTCGTCATAGAAAACATCAACTTGGCTGCCTTGGAACGGCGGGCTGTCTTGATCTTCGCGGCGGGTTTGGACAATTAACTTACCTTGGGTTTCGGGCAGGTCAATGATGATGCTGGTTTCGTTGGGGCTAAGGCGTCCGCCATCATCAATAAAGCGAACAAAGATTTCACCTTCCACCAACGGGATTGTGGCGGTAGTTGCGTTTCCGGGAAGTGCAGGAACAAGGTCAACCGAATCGTTCCAGCTAGCAGAGCCGTCAGTTAGGGCAGAGTGGCGAACGTAAACCGCACCACCATTTACAACGTCGATTTCAAACGATGGTTCCCAGCTAAGGCGTGCTGTGTTGTCGCTCAGGACTTCAAGTTGCAGGTTTTGAACATCGGCGGGGTTAGCGGTTTTGCCAACCAAGTCAAATGTTGCCGTTGAAATTGGACCCGTCTTGCCTAAGGCGTTTTCAACTTGGATTTGAACGTAGAGCCTGCCTTCACGCAGTCTGGTTAAAGCAGTCGATGGAGCGGTTGTATTGATTCGCTGCCAGTTATCATTGTCCATCCGATATTGGACAACGTAATTATTGACTGCACCAGCAGGCGGGATCCAATCAAGTTGAAAACCAACAAGGGCGCTATTTCCTTCGGCGTAAAGGTATTCGTAACCGTTAATGCTGGATACGGCGCCCGGAGTTTGGGTCAGCGTTGAAATTGTCGGGGTAGTAATTACAAGGTCGCTTTCAATGGAGGCGTAAATGGATTCGTTGTACGCCAGTGCGGTTACGCCATAAATCCCGCCTTCAGCCTCAGCGACATTCAGGACGCGGAATTGCTGTGCTTCAACATCGCTGGTTTGAATCAGCCAGATGGCATTGGCGTTGGGTGCTTCGCTAAACGCGCTGCTGACATTAATCGTTGTGCCGGAAATGCTGCTAATGGTTTTGGTTTCTACCAAGCCGTTGGGCATCAGCGCGGAAACCGTTGGGCTGTTGGATAGATTGACGGTCAGATTGGTGCTGCTGTCAACGGTGATGGCAGTTGTGGTAGCAGAGCTGACGCGACCGCTACGGCGTGTCCCAGCCTTCATCGGATCGGCAATGTCAATTACCATCCCAGGGCGCAGGATGATACCGCTGTCGATTGAAACTGAGAAGGTGACGGTTTCGGTCAGGTTTTGTTCGCTCAGCAGCGCCCATTTACCCGCACGGTGCGCTTGACCTTGGCTGTAGCAACCCAGCGCCTTGATGTCTTTGTTGATGATGCCGTATTTAGAAACGGCGCTTGCATCTTCAACGTATTCGTACTGAACTTCGCCAAGCGATTCGTAGGTCTGGTACGCAACAGTTGCCGTGGTATGACGTGCCTTTTGAGATGTGCCGCTGTAAACAAAAATGCCGTCAACAACGTTGCTTGGTCCTAGCAGGTATTGCGAATCGCCGGGTTTGTCTTGTTGCAGCACCAGCGAACCAGCACCGTAATAGGCAATGCCACGGAACAGGCTGGTCATCTCTTGGATGACGTTGTAAACCTCGTCGCGGCTATTGATTAGCAGGTTGCACGAGAAACGAGGCTCCAAGCCGCCCTTGCCGTTATCAACTAGTTCGTTGCAGTATTGGCTAATCGAATAAAAGTCGTAGCGGTCAAGGTTGCTGGTGGGAATACTGGCGCCATAGCGGGTATTGGTCAGTAGATCCCACAAGCACCAAGCCGGATCGTTCGTCCATGTTGCTGCGGCAAAAGTTCCGTCCCAGACACCGGCGTAGGTGATGCGACCCGGATACGTAGTGGTGTCAACCGTGGCGTTGCTTGGGACGGCAACCTTGATGCCACGAACCAGATATTTGCGGCTTGGGATGTTATTGAACTGGCGCGAGTCAAAACGCAGGAATGCCAGTGCGGAGTTTGGGTAGCGGAATCGCTGATCAATAATTTCGGTGTAGCTGTACCAGTACAGTTCGTTTTGCGTTCTAGCTGATGAGGCGTCATCACTGGTGCGAACGACCTTGATGTCAACGGGGAACGCACCAGTCAGTTCAAAGATGTAATCGCGCTGGTAACGGCTGCTGGTTTTGCCTGCAATCGTGTCAGAAAGAACGGTGTTAAAGCCGCCGCCGTTGTATTGAACTTTGATCTCTAGCGAGACGCTGGTCGCAAGGATGTCGCCGTTGGTCTGAAACTGTTGAAGGTTTGGGACAACAATGGTGACGCGGATTCGGTCAATGTTGTTGTTGGCAATAGAACGTGTTACAGGAAAATCTTTGGTAATTTCAACGTTGACGATGTTCTCGCTTTCAGTGCCAATGATGTCCGGTATAACCGCCTGATCCTGCGTGCCATTGCGGGTAACAACGGTGTAGCCCGTGAAGTTAGGGCTGTCGTTGGCATCAACGATTGGCGTGCTATCGAGATAAATGCCCTTGGTGCTGTTTTCAATGCCTTGGATTTCGCCTTCACCGAGGAGATCCAGCACATTGGCGTATTGGACGGATTGCAGCGAATCGTCTGCCTCTGTTGGGGTTCGTTGGGCTGCACCACCACCAGCGCCCTTGCCACCGCCGCCGCCGCCGCCACCTGCACCAGCAATACCAAGACCAAGGCCGGCATTGTGTACGCGAACACCGTTGGCAATAAAGGTATGGTGACCTTCGACGGTCAGGTTGTAGACCGTGCCAGTGCAGAATTCGGTCTTGCCGACGATGGGACGGAGGTGACCGTTGGCATCAACAAGGCAGTCGTCAGTGCCAAGCGTGTCGATTTCGACGAAGGCATTGAACTGGTTTAGAACCCAGTGGTTCGGGGTGGCATCAAGATGCTGTCCGCCCCAGAGCGTGTAACGAATGACGCGCTCGCCTTCGTGTTCGTGAACCTTGAGGATCTTGGCTTCGTGGACTTCGCCGGTGTGGTCAAAGCTCAGAACCAGATCGTCTGGCTGTAGTTCATCAATGCGGCGTTGGCCGCTGGGAACCGCGACGAGCGTATGCCCTAGGAAGCAACCGCCACCACCGCCACCACCAGAGCCAACAATTCGTGTCATATCAGTTGATCCACGTCAATACCAACAGAGATTACAGACGATCCGGTGAAGCAACGGCCATAAATAATTGGCACGGGCAAGCCTTGCTTTTCGGTGTTGACGATGCCCGAGAAAGTAAAGGACTCGAACTTTGCAGCGTCGCGTCCACGTTCGTATGTGTTGACGGACGCAGTTGAATTAACTGGAGACGGTGAAATCGCTTGGGCAATACCTGTAAAAAGCAAGCCAGCGCCGATAGTGCCAATCGCAATAGATGCGGCACTACCCAACACGAAACCGCTTTGGATGGCAAATCCGGCGGCTAGCGGTCCAGTCGCAGCTGTTCCTGTTAAGCCAGCGCCAAGACCAAGAAAACCTGCGCCAGCACCAGCGGTCAAAATGGCAAATGCAACCAAACCGACGCCAGCCAAAATCTGTCCGGTGCCACCACCAGCGCCAGCGACTACAGGAGTGATGCTAAAAACTTCGCGCTCGCTCCAAGGCAACACCAAAGCCATTGAAGTTTCGGCTGTTATTTTCTCTTTTCCAATGGTTACGCGATAACCAACGCCGTCTTTTTCGCTATCCAGCAGCCACTTTTCAAGACCGGGAAAGTTAACGCAAAGTGCCTTGAGCGCCTGCGCTGGCGTGTCGGCTTCAAACTGGAAGCGGCATTGCCCCAGCTTTTTGCGGAGTGCGCCGTAGACCTTAACGACTTTCATGCCGCAGGACT